GTTGGAGTAAATATTTATAATCCTGCTACTTCTGAGTTTATGGCTAAATTTAATATAAATTCGGATGTTAAACTTTACCACGACAACTTACCAAAACTAGCCACAACCTCAACAGGCATAGACGTAACAGGAACAGTTACTGCTGATGGTTTGACTGTTGATGGTGATGCAGATATAAACGGAACTTTAGATGTTGGTACATCAACTTCAGGTCTTTTTAATTTAGTACGACCAAGCACTAACTATATAAGAGCAAACGAAACAGGTGGTACTATAGCAATGGGCGTTAGAGACAGTATACGCTTATTTACAGGTCAAGCTTCTGGTGAGTTTTTAACAAATGAACGACTCCGTATAGCATCCAACGGAGACATATCCTTCTACGAAGATACAGGCTCAACTGCAGCTTTATTCTGGGATGCAAGTGCTGAATCGCTTGGAATTGGAAGAACATCACTTAGTGCAAGACTACACGTACAAGGACCAGCAGATACATCAACAATTTCAACATCTTCAACACCTGCTGCAAAAATTAATAATGGTGGTGCAATTTCACTTTGGATAGGCTCTAATGGTTACAATTATGGTTATATGCAATCTATACAAGATGATGGTACAAATAATTTAAAACCTTTATCACTACAACCGCTTGGCGGAAATGTTGGAATCGGCACAACTTCGCCAAGTACAAAACTTCATGTTAATTCTGGAAGTACAAACACAGTAGCTACATTTGAATCAACAGACAGTACAGTAGTAATACCATTTATTGATAGCGTTGGCTCTACTCAAATAAGAAGCATTGATGGTGAATTTGCCATTAGAACAGGTGGCGATGCAGGTTCTTCAGGCGGAACTTTAGAGCATTTCAGAATAGATAATGCTGGTAACGTTGGAATTGGAATAACCAATCCATCAAGCTATTGGGGTCAAGCAGATAATCTTGTTGTAGGCGGAACTGGTAACGATGGTATAACCATTAAATCTTCAACATCAGGAAATGGTAGACTAATATTTACTGATACACAATCTTCTACAGCAGGTCAGAACGATGGTGGTCAAATTCAATACAATCATGGAAGTGATTATATGGCTTTGAGAACCAGTGGTGCAGAGCAAGTAAGAATAGACTCATCAGGCAATGTTGGAATTGGGATAACCAATATTGCTACTCCATTACATGTATCATCTGGTATTGCTCGTACAAATACCAGTAAAAACTATACACAATTTATATCAAGCGATGATGGTGATGATTTTTTATTTGGTATGGCTGTTGCCCATAAAGGAGGTGCAACTGGTTCAGATAGATATATATCTATAGACAGTTCAAGTTATCAAAAATCTACAGACACCTTTACAACTAGCGGTAGCCTTGTCCTTCAACAGCTAGGCGGAAACGTTGGAATTGGAGTCACTCCTTCATCACCACTTCATGTAAACGTAGGCACAAACCAAAATTTAGAAGTTGATTCAGACGGTAGTGAATTAAGATTAAGTGCTGTTAATGATGCAAGAAGTACAAATCCAGCTATTCGTTTCCAAGCAGAAAGTTATAAATTCTATGGTGCTGGTGGCGTAGGTCCAAGAGCAACTATAGACTCATCAGGTAACTTGCTTGTGGGTAAGACTAGTGCAACCGCTACAGACCTAGGATGTCAAATTGAAAATGATGGTCAAATAAAAACTACAACTAACGGACAATCTTCGCTAACTCTAAACCGAAAAACATCCGATGGTTCTATAGCTATATTCCATAAAGACGGCTTAACAGTTGGCGTTATTGGTACTACTAGTGGTGAAATTACAATAGGAAGCAGTAATACGGGTATTCGTTTTACTGATGCGGCAGATAGAATTGACCCTTGGGACCCAACAGCAAATTTAGCTAGAGATAACGCTATTGATTTAGGTACTTCTTCAAGAAGATTCAAAGACATCTACGCTACCAACGGAACTATACAAACTTCAGACAGAAACGAAAAACAAGATATAGAAGCTCTAACAGATGCAGAAACTAGAGTAGCTGTTGCAGCTAAAGGACTACTTAGAAAGTTTAGATGGCAGTCTGCTGTAGCTTCAAAAGGCGATAATGCTAGAATCCACTTTGGAATTATAGCTCAAGACTTACAAGATGCTTTTACTGCTGAAGGATTAGATGCAGGTGACTATGCTATGTTTATTAGTAGCACTTGGACTGATGATGATGGAGTAGAACAAACAAGACTAGGAGTACGTTATAGCGAACTTCTAGCATTTATTATTGCAGCAATTTAATTTAAAAGGAGAATAATTATGGCAAATACATATACATGGGACTGTAAAACAGTAGATACTTACCCAACACACGACAGTCACTCAGACGTTGTTTACAATGTTCATTGGCGTCTCAATGCACAAAGCGATCAACAAGACTCTGAAGGTAATAACTACACAGCTACAAGTTATGGTACTCACAGCGTTAATGCAGATGACATATCTAGCTTTGTGCCTTTTGCAGATCTTACCAATGACACAGTTACTGGTTGGGTTACAACAGGTATGGGCGAAGATGAGGTAGCTAGTCTAAAGTCTGGACTAGATGCAAAAATCGCAGCACTAATTACACCAACATCTGTAACTAAAACAATAGGTTAATCATGGCCCTGTTGCCTGTAACTCCGCCAGCTGGAATAGTCAAAAATGGAACTGACTATGCTAATAAAGGTCGTTGGGTTGACGGCAACTTAGTTCGTTTTGAAAACGGCTACCTAAAACCTATAGGCGGTTGGTCTAAATTAAGAGCTACAGCATTAGACGGCGAGCCTATTGGCATGTACGCCTATAAAGATAATGCTGGCAATAACGTACTAGCAGTTGGTACAAGACAAAAGATCTATGTGCTTTACGACAACACTTGGACAGATATAACACCATCAGGATTTGTAAACGATGTTACAGCTGATCCATTAGGCTATGGTGCATACCATTGGGGTGTTGAAGATTATGGTGATGCTAGATCACAATCAGGTTTACCATTACAACAGGGTCATTTCTCCTTTGACAACTGGGGTGAACACCTAATCTTTTGTTTTTCTGGTGACGGTAAGATCTATCAATGGCGACCAGACTCATCAGGTGGTTCGCCTGATACCATCGGCACAGTCGTTCCCAATGCACCGACAGACAATCAATCAGTATTAGTAACCAACGAAAGACATTTAGTTGCTATTGGTGCGGGCGGAGATCCTAGAAAGGTAGCATGGAGCGATAGAGAAGATAATACCAACTGGACATCTAAGGCCAATAACAAGGCAGGTGATCTGCAAATACCTACAGGCGGTAGAGCGTTACTAGGTATTAAATACCAAAACGATGTCATCATATTTAGTGATACTGGTATAGATAGAATGAGCTATGTTGGCTCACCATATGTGTATGGTATTACAACAGCTGGTGCTAACTGTAAAGCTATTAGCAGAAGGTCAGTAGTACAGACAGGTAACTTTTTAGCATGGATGGGTGAGAACTCATACTTTGTTTATGATGGTGTTGTTAGAGAAATACCATGTGAAGTGCATGACTTTGTTTATGATAACCTAAATGTTCCAGGTAGAAACGCATCATGGGGTGGACACAACTCAAACTTTAATGAGATATGGTGGGGATTCCCAGTAGGCACAAGCCAATACAGGCCAAACAAATATATCATTTGGAACTACCTAGAAAACACTTGGTCCATTGGATCATTAGATAGAGGCTGTTGGATTGACCAGGGTGCATTTGACTTCCCGATTGCAGGAGATTCACTTGGTTTTATTTATGAGCATGAATCCACCACGCTATCAAACTCACCAAATCTAGACTCGGATGTGCCTTTTTGCACAAGCGGTCCTATAGAATTAGGCAATGGTGATAACTATGTGCAATGCAATCAAATCATTCCAGATGAAGAAGCAAATACATTACCTGGTGTGGTTATAAGCTTCAAAGGTAAATTTACTCCGATGGGTTCTGTAACAGACTTTGGATCATTTACTTTTGAAAATGATGGTTATACCGATGCAAGATTCACAGCAAGACAAGTACAGATGACTGTAACAGGTACAACCACACAGGATTTCCAAGTTGGTAACATAAGATTAAACCTAAGACAAAGAGGTAGAAGATAATGTCATTAACCTTAGCGGCAAAAGAGCAGTACATACAAAGAGCAATTAATGTTAAATATTCTTTTACTGCTACTACACAGCAAACTATTTACACAGCACCAACTGGCGATGATTTTACTTTTGCTATTGTTAAAGGATTTATTGCTTGCGATCATGGTAATCAGCAAACCAATATTGATGTATCTATTACCGATACAAGTTCTAATGAATTTTTTATTTATAAACAACACAACATAAGCGCACATGGTACTGAAGAGTTACAAACAAACGAAGGTTTTATTATTCAGCAAGGCGAAGTGTTAAAAGCGCAGGTAAACCATGCAAACATACATGTAGTTTTAAGCATTATAGAATATGGTAAAGGCGACTAATAAAGTAGTTGACATACAACAAGTTAAAAAAGAACCTTGGGAAGTTGAATGGGATAGGTGCAAACCCTATATAGCAAAAGCTGTTAAACATCAAGATTCCTATACAATTGACGACATAGAGGATAAAATAAGACAAGGTATATTCCATTTATGGCCAGGCAAAAAGTCTGCATACATAACAGAATTTGTAATATATCCACAAGTTAAAGCAATGAATCTTTTATTTTGTGGTGGTGACTATAAAGAGTTAGAAGAAATGCTACCATCTATAGAAGCCTTTGCAAAACAAGCTGGCATCAAAAGATTGTATGGTGGCGGTAGAAAAGGATGGACAAGAAAACTAAAACATCTAGGATTTGAAACAGAATATTTAATTAGAAAAGACTTATGAGTAAAGGAAAAACCACAACAGTATCTGAAGCAAGCTTACCAGCTTTCCAAGAAGAACAGTTTAAAGAGTTATTTGGAACAGCTAGAGGAATGGCTCAACAACCGTTTATACCTTATACAGGCCCAATGGTATCTGGATTCAACCCAGATCAATTACGACAGTTTCAGGCGACTAGAGGACTATTTGAAACGGGTATGGGTTACGACCCAACAAAAGCCTTACAAGGATTAGCACAAGAGCAAAGACCTATGACTGGTCAAGCTGCATCTTTGCTTGGTCAAGACATCGGAGCATATCAATCACCTTATCAGCAACAAGTTATAGACCTTGCTATGAGCGATATACAAAAGCAAGCTGATATAGCGCGAGGCGGTGCGCAGGAGCGTGCGATTAGAGCAGGCGCATTTGGTGGTTCAAGATCAGCATTATTAGAGTCTGAGTCACAAAAACCTTACGCAGAGCAAATGGCTAGAACAGCTGCTGGTTTAAGGCAGTCTGGTTTTCAGCAGGCGCAAGCGGCGGCGGAGCGTGATGTGGCAAGGCAACAGCAAATGCAAATGTTTGCGCCACAGTTTGAATTACAAGCAAGGCAACAACAAGCAGGCTTGCTAGGTGGTTTACAAACTGGTCAGTTACAAGGATTAGGATTGCTAGGGCAAACGGGTGCGCAGCAGCAGCAACTACAACAAAGAGCAATCGAAGCGCAAAGAGGCGAATTCCAAAGAGCATTGGATTACCCAAGACAACAGATTGGGTTACTACAAGCTGGTATGGGTACACCTTTAGTTACTACAACGCAAACAGGATCGCAAAAAACTGGCTTAGGCGACATATTAGGAGCTGGTGCGCAATTATATGGCATGAGCTTATTAGGATAGGAGTTTATAATGGTTTTTGATTTTACAAACCCATATGGAATGGTATCTGGTCAACCTAATATTGGACCAATAACACCACAACCACCACAACCACCAAAAGCACCTAATCCTATGGGTGCTAGCAAAAACGATAAACTTGGTATGATGCTTTACGCTTTAGGCGGTGCATTGCGTGGTGATAAAAATTTTGTAGAAAACACTATGCAGTTGCAAAACATACAAGATGCTAAGAAAAGAGAAAAAGAGCAAAAAGACAATTGGAAGAAGGCTTTGGGAAATTTAGAGGGATCTGTCAATCCTACTTTGATTGAATTAGCAAAAGTTGTCGGACCAGAAAAAGGAGCTGGATTAGTTGCATCTGGTATTGGTACTTCTAAACCAGAAACCGCTGGTATGCAAGATTATGAGTTTTATAAAAATTTAAAAACACCTGAAGAAAAAATGTCATTTTTGCAGGCGACAGGAAGGGGATCGCAAAGTCCTGAATTGCAAAAACTAATTAGAGAAGCAAAATTGCCTGGTGGCGTAGATGTTACACCAGGTCAAAAAAAGGTTGATGAGGATTTTGCAAAAACATTAGTGAAATGGAAAACTGGGGAAAGACAACAGGCTGAATCAAATATAACAAATTTAGATAATAAATTGTCACTTTTGACTGAAAGAAAACAAAACGTATCAGGCACAAATATTGCGCTGACTCCAGACCCCCTAAAACCAATTTTATTTCCCGAAGCAACAGGGTTTTTAGATGAAGTTAGTGATATTGTTTTTCAATCATTGAGAGCAACATTAGGTGCGCAGTTTACAGAGCAAGAAGGCAAAAGACTTATCGCTGCTACTTTCAATCAAGCACTACCTGAAGAACAAAACATACCAAGACTACAAAGATTAAGTGCAAAAATAAAAGCAATTTACAACTCAAAACAAAATGCTATAGATTATTACAATAAAAAAGGCACGCTTGTAGGCTATCAAGAAGAACCCTTTGGTTTTGATGATATATTAGATTCAGTATTATTTGATGAGTTCCAAAGAATGTCTAAAGAAGAAATTTTAAAAAAATATGAAACAGCAAACACACCAGAAGAAAGACAATCTATTTTAAGATTTGCAAAAATGTTAGAAAAACAAGGATAATAAAATGTCTTTATTAGAAGATTTAAAAAAAATTGATGAAATAGAAGAGGTAATTGTCACTGCACCTAAAAAAGAAAAGCCATTAATACAACAAGCGGTACAAAACTTACCAAAAAGTACATATCAACTAGGTGCTGACATTGTAAATACAATAATAAACCCTGTAACTTCCGCTAAATCAATTTTAAGTCTTGGTAAAGGTATTATTCAATTAGCAATACCAGGCGAGCAAAAAGATGAAAAAACCGCTAGAGCTTTGGGTCAATATTTTGCTAATAGATATGGTGGTTTAGAAAATATAAAACAAACTTTTGCACAAGATCCAGCTGGTTTTTTGGCAGATGCATCTATTGTTTTAACAGGCGGAGCAACAGCTTCTTCTAAAATTCCAAGCCTTGCAAAAGCAGCAGAAACAACACAAAAAGTTGCAACTGCTATTGATCCTGTTACTGGTTTGGTAAAAGGCGCACAAGTTATAGCACCTAAAGTAGCAACAGGAGCAAAAGAAATACTAGGAATTACAACTGGTGTTGGTAGTGAGGCCATAACACAGGCTACGCAAGCAGGCAGATTGGGAGGCGAGGCTCAACAAAGATTTGCACAAAATTTAAGAGGAAAGGCAGATCCCCAAGATGTTGCAAATAGAGCTTTTGAAGCTCTTAAAAGTATGGGTTCAGAAAGAGCTGCACAATATACAAAGGGCGTTCAAGGATTAAAATTAGCAGAAAAAACTGTAGATTTTGCACCTGTAAATAATGCTATGAATAACATTTTAAAAGATGCTTTCTATAGGCCTAAAGGTGCAAGAAAGGTTGTGCCAAAATATTCAGCACCAACAATAAAAAAAATAGAAGAACTAAAAAATGTTGTAAATGAGTTTGCTTCCGATGGTGCTTTTCATACAGCTGAAGGCATAGATATTTTAAAAAGAAAAATTGATGATTTATATCCATTGCAAGCTCAGTCATCGCAAGAGGCAAGAGTTGTAGCTGATTTAAGAAATAAAGTTAAAGAACAAATTTTAAAACAAGTACCAGAATATGCAGATGTTATGAAACCGTATGAAGAAGCTATTAAATTAGAAAAACAAATAGCTAGTGAATTGTCGTTAGGTAAAAAAGTAAATGCTGGAACAACTTTAAGAAAATTACAATCTTCTATGAGGAACAACGTCAATACATCTTATGGAAACAGATTAGAGTTTTTAAAACAACTTGATCCTGATTTATTACCAGATTTAGCAGGACAAGCATTATCAGAAATAGCACCGCGAGGTTTACAAAGAGCTGTTGGTAGTGCGTCTATACTTGGCGGTATAGGGTTTGATCCATCGTTCTTCGCAACATTGCCTTTACAATCGCCAAGGTTGATTGGTGAAACAGCAATGAGAACTGGTCAAGCACAAAGAGTTTTGGGTAAAATACCAACACCACCAGTAATTCCAACAGCAAAAATTACAAGATTGACAGGTGCTGTAACGGAAGAGGCAGAAAATCAGTTGTCTAGTGAGGAACTAGAGCGAATGAAATATTTAGAAAGATTGCTAAGCAAATAACCGC